CTTATACCCAGAGACTAGAGCATAAGCAAACAGACGTCTTCAGTTACTCAGATCCTGTAACGACGATAAGCGGGAGTGCTAGGGGATCACGAATGGAGTTAATCCGTTCGCCCGTGACACAAACGCCCTCGCCCTCTTACAGCGAATTCCCATCAAAGCTCGGCTTGATTGGGGGAAAGAAGGCCGTTTCGGCCATCGCGCTGCTTCAGCAGAATCTCCGCTTCCTGCGGTAACCGGTCAATTTCGACCTTTCACAGAAAGGAACTGGGTAATGCCCGTTCAAGCTCCTATGACCCTACCGGATGGTAATGCCACTCCGGTAAACTTCACCTTCAACCCCAACGGGGTTGTTGCTCAACCGAACCAGACTGTTGTCGGTTCATGGCTCAACAAGTCTTCGGGTTACACCGTTGGCAACATTGAGATCGTTCACCAATACAAACCGGTGAACGGGAACGGCATCTCGCGTCAGCGATTCTTGATCCGCCGGCCCTCTTTGGAGGTGCTGGCTGGTGGCGCAACGAACACCGGCTTCGAACCGAAGCCGACTGTCGCGTACGAAAACACCGCGGTTCTCGAGTACTGGACGCATGAGCGTTCCACCTTCCGAGAGAAGGAGGATATCTGGGCGTTTGCAAAGGCTCTGGCGGCTAGCGTGTATTGCTACACGTCCGTCAGTAGCACTGAGCGACCCTGGTAATGGGTCGGCCGAGATTTGAGGGCCTCGCGGCCCTCAATCCCAAGCTGACTCATTGGGAAGATGCGCCGTACTGGCGCACTCTTCCCTATGACCCTCCTTTGACTGCAGAAGAACTGTCGACCTCTCTGCCTGCTCTCGTCCTTCGGGACAAAAAGCTAGCGGAAGAACCGGACGAATCCTAGCACGGTTCGGGCTGGTTAACCCGGTCGCACTGTAGTCATTCACTCTTGAAAGGAATACCATGTCCCATGGCCTATCGGCTTCGCCGAGACGTAAGAGACCCGCTAAACGCTATAAAAAGCGGCGTGACACCAACCTGACCCTCCCCGCACGCGGGGTAGTTAAGGAGGCGGAGCGTAAGCTCGTCTTTGACGTCCTTGAGAATCTGGGCACTGCCCGGGCACTCACTGTCTGGCTGCTGTACTCCGGGGGTCACCCCTCGGAGATTAAGCAGATACTTGAGCTCGAGTGCAAACCGAACCACTACCAATCTGCGGACATGTTCCGACTAGACTGGCAGGCGACCAAGCTGCTTTCTAAGCATGCTGGGTTAAATGCCGGGATCGACAAGGTTGCTGTGGCGATTGCATCTGCCGAAGAGGCAGAGGAGCAATGTCGGATCACCAATGAGAGATTGACTCTCGCACGGCGAGGAGTGCTTGCGCACTCCCCGAGATTAAACGCGGTATGGTACCGCGCGTCTCAGATAATCGCACGTGTGCTAGGGGATGTCCCTGTATGGTGGTTTGATGATCCTAACTACGAACGTACCTCGCGAGAGGCGTTCGATGCTGAAAATCCTCCTAGTTCTGGGTTAAAAGCCAGACGCTGGAGGGAGTCCGACCGACACTTCCACCCCTCGGGGTGGAGTAAAGGTCGGACCACCTCAGCATCCGGATCTGCTCTGTCGTCTACCCAAAAATACGGGTCTCGACCAGACGTCTCAGTCAATGCTCGCCATCACGTAGCACGTATGATGCGAGACTTCCCTCTGTGGAGCCAGGCAGCTTTGCAAGCTGACGGGCGATGCACAATGCTACCCCAAGCGTTGGAGTGCACGGAGGGGAACGTAATGTTGACTGTCGCGAAGAATGCCAAAACTGACCGCGTCATATGCTATGAACCGCATATGAACATAGGCCTGCAGCTCTCTGTAGGCGACTTTATCCGCAAACGCCTCAAAAGGGCGGGTGTGGATCTGAGTTGTCAGGACGTCAACCAGCGCCGAGCCCTTCTGGGCTCCAAGACGGGACATTTATCGACGATCGACCTCAAGTCGGCGTCTGATACCGTGGCGAAAGAGCTCGTCTGGGAG